ATGGTGTAGTAAAAACACTCGGAGAATGCTTTGAGAATATTATTACTTGTGAAACTATGAATTCTTTACATTACATTTAATAATTTAAAAAAATGCTTAATGAAAAAGGACCCCTTGAGTGTGAAATCGCAGAATTAGAACTAGAAATAGAACGACATCGTAAAGCAATTAAAAATCTTCTTAATATTCTTGAGAGAAGAAAACAAAAACTTAGAGAAAAATATGATGAGTAAAGTATGGAAACAATTTGAAATCGCAGTAAAAAAATATAGAAAAGACGGTCCAACGTGGTCCGTTACAATTATGAGACAAATGATAGAAGATTCAGATCATTATGATCCAGATGTGATTAGATACATTAAAAACTATCTCAAAGACCTAGATAGAAAAACGAAAGAACAAATGAAAAATAGTAAACTTAATAAATGATGACACTTAAAGAACTGGCACAACTATACTTTACAAGTAGCTTTTTTGTTTTATAATAAATTTGTAAAATAAAATAACGTTCTAATGAAAGTTTATTCGCTTTATCACCAAGAAACATACGTCGCATCTTTTCCAAAGGAAAAAGATGCAATTGAATATGCAAATGAAAGTTATCTTGACAGATGGCAGTGTAAAATCGTGGAAGAGTATTTGAATAAATATCCCCCTCAACAAATCATTCTCTCCCCTCAACAAACATTTCCTTGCAATCCGTCTTGCATTTTATGAGCATAGCAAAAAAAATTATAATTGCTTACATTACAATTTCATTATTTCCTTCATTCTTAATTGGGCTTAGCCACATAAAAAAAGATGCCACCAATCTATATTGTTTCATTTTAAAATCTTGTAATTATGATCAATGACAAATCCACTAACACTTCCGCAGTCGAGAAAATGGTTTCTTTCTTGGATGCTCTAAAGAATAAATATGGAATTGACAACCCAGAAAGTATCAGACGGGGAATTGCGCTTCTCTATATTGCTAAAGAGTATCAAGAGCAAGGACTAAGGTTGGCATTTGTTGATGACAATAATAAAGTTATTTCTGTAGTTCAATCTTTATAAATAACAAGACTATTTTTTTATCCTATAGTAAATATCCTAAATGACTAACATGTATAATCCAAATCTCGCTATTACAGATAATCATATTCATACTAAATTAGTTTCGCATTTTAATAAAATTGCTGAAATTGCAAATAACAAAAAGTTTGAATGGGATGACGAAGAACGTCCAGAAGAAAATTATGGTATAACATATAATTTTGATAAATGGTTAGAATCAATTGCAAATGAAATTGCACGATATGAATCTAAAAACTTATCATTAACAAATATAAAAGAAAATACTACCAACTATGTAGAACAAATTAAAAATTATATTGATGGGTTTATGATTGAATCGGTTGGAATTTATAATCGCAATATAGTTCAAACATTATCTAAACGAATACCGGGTGAAAACTTTGATGAAGTTGTAAAAGTTGTAAAAGAACTTAAAGAGAACCATAAAACACTTTTCCTTCGCTCAATTTTTAAAACTTCTTTAATTAGTGATATTCTTGACATTGATAGAGAAAAAACTTTTAAACATTATTACACCATTCGTTATGGAATTGAAAATGTGAGTAAAGATGAATAATAAACTTAAAGATAATTCACATTTGCTAGATTTTAGTAAATGGTATGAATACATGGTTAAAAATCCATCGGATATTCATTATAACGAAAACAATTTTTTACTCTCGAATGAAGAGTATTTGGGAATTTCCAATTTTTTTGATTATTATTTGGTATCCCCCAATAATCTCTACTATTGTCCTGTAAGAGATAAAACATATCCAATTGGGTCGAGAAGTCTAATTTGTGATTCATACGAGAATCTTATAGAAAAAATAAATAGATATCGTTCTAAATATGAAAAAATGTTTTTGTATATGGCTTATAAAGAGAGTAATAACTACAAAGTTCGATTTGCGAAATTTTTTGAAGAATGGCATTTAAAAGAATGAATAATTATAGAGTAAAAAATAGCACATGTAAATGGCTACATTGTTTAATCTTGGAGGAAAATAAAAAATGAGAATGTATCTTTTGATTGCTGGAGATATTTATTATCCTACCACTGGCACTGATAATTGGATTGGTTGTTATGAAAGTTATGATGAAGCAAAATCGGAAGTGGAAATTATAGAAAATCCCATATATTACGTTCAAGGAAAAAGGAAAGGCGAAATTAAAAGTACATTTGAATCTTACAAAATAAGTGGAAGAAATTTCGACTGGTATGAAATTGTTGACTTAAAAGAATTTATTTGAAGCCACTTCTTAAACTGGCACATTAGAATCCCTATAACGATCTAAAAATCTTATAATGTACCTGTACACACTGCTCGATTGAAAATGAAAATTAATCTTTCAAATCTTTTGGATGTTTCTATTGTTTTTATCTTTACTTTTGTTATTCTTATGATTCTTTCCGCTCCTTTCTCAGGAATTTTTAGGATCATTACAACCCAAAAAGCACTTAACGAACAATGTAAAACCAATTACAATTTCATTCAAGTTGCAACCGCAGGTGATAATCTCTCCAGGCTCTGTCAAATTAAAAATCAGACTGTAACTATCAATGAATAATACACCTGTTTCAGAAGAAGAACTTTTAAAATTGAAAATCGTATACAGCACTCCTGTTCTTCAGGCAACAACTCGTACAGGAAAAGCGAAGTTCTGGCAGGGTCATGTTGTCCATGCAGAAGATGGCTGGTACAATCAAACATCGTATTGGCAACTTAAGAATGACGGCTCAACATCTGCTGTGCAATGGAGCGACCCTTATGCTGTACAAGCTAAGAATGTGGGTCGCTCGAATGAAACCTCTGCAGAAGAACAGTCTTACCTGGAGATTGAGCGGGACTTTGAGAGACAAAAAGACAAAGGGTATGCAAAGGTCGGGCAAAAGTCTGAGGTCCTACCGTTGCCGATGTTAGCCCACAAGTTCTCAGACCGAGGGCACAAAGTTATTTGGCCTGCCTTTGTACAACCAAAATTAAACGGCCAACGAATGTTATTTGACGGCACAAAGGGTTGGTCGAGAGGTGGTAAAGAGATCATTTCAGAATGCATCGCCCATATTCAAAAAGAGTTGGGACTTTTGCCGGAGGGAATTATTTTAGATGGAGAACTAATTTTACCGGGGAACCCACTGTTGCAAAAGACAATGACGGCGATCAAAAAGTTTCGCCCGGAGTTGTCCCCCACTCTTGTATATTGGGTCTACGACATTGTTGACACTACTAAAACTTTTTCAGAGAGGTTTGATCAACTGAGGAACATTCTAGCTCTTGACAAAGAACATCTCAAAGTCACTCCTACGGTAAGCGTAGGAAACCCCGCTGAAGTCATGGCCCACCATGAACATTTTGTTCGCCTTGGATTCGAGGGTTCTATGGTTCGCTTCGACTCAGAAGGCTACGACATTGGCCACCGCAATGACCAGCTTCAGAAACTGAAAGATTTCGTGGATGGTGAGTTTGAAATTATCGACATTGTGGATGGAGACGGAAGGTTCAAAGGTGCTGCGATCTTCGTTTGCCGTGCCACTGTGACAGAAACATTTACTGTCGTGCCCGAGGGGGATATGGAATACCGTAGAAGTTTGTACGAAACTCGGGATGAGATTCTTTCCGCCCGAAAATACTTGACTGTTAGATACCAAGAACTGAGTAAGGACGGAGTGCCAATCTTCCCTGTGGGAGTCTCCCTACGGAAAACATTGGACGGCGGTTACTGATGATGGAGAAAGTTAACTGCAAATGAATAACACACCAGTTTCGGAAGAAGAACTTCTAAGATTGAAGAATGATTGTGGAATTTCCACAATGCCGACGCAAATGACTTATCATTTACGCCGTGCTCCATCAGGAGAAGGAGATTGTGCATACGAGTGGAAAGACAAACCACATCGTTTGATTTATGATGCTTCTTCTGAGATTGAACGATTGACTGCTCGCAATAAAAAACTTGAAGAGTTAGTTAATTTATTATGTCGCATGTGGACACTTGAAAAACTGTCATAAGAAAATCACACAGTCGCTCAAATACCTTATAATAACCTCAGATACAAACAAACTTTATGACCGAACAGCATCCTATCACCCCACCGCCGGAGCTGGTGGAGCAGTGGCATTCCAATTCACCACTAGACCGAGGCTTAACTATTGCCACTCAAGCTGCACAATGGGGAGCGAATCAAGAGCTGGATGAATGTGCTCAGTTCCTGAGTAATCATGGATTACCCGTAGCTTGTAAGAACCTTCTCCAAGTGCGCCGCCCTAAGCCGCTGAGCCCAAAAGAGCAGGCTCTATCAGAAGTTGCTGCTGCTGTAGCGACTGGTGACATTTCTCCTAAACGTGGTGCAATTATCCGACTCGCATTGGAGCAACTCGATGACTAATCAACACTCAATCACTATCTCACGCAAAATGGTCGAGGATTGGCTTTACGACTTCTTTGGCTGCGATGTTGATGTAAATCAATCAGACATCTTCCTTGCTACCCAAGCTGCACAATGGGGCGCGGATCGGGAATTAGAATATGTTAAAGAAAAAATCATCAATCAAAAATGGTTTGCCGATCCAACAAATCGAATTTGTCAATTGTATAATTCCCGTCGCCCTCCTTGCTTAAGTGATAGAGCTTTGTCGGAACTTGATGCGGCTGTAGCCGGAAGAAATATCACTCCCGAGAGGGGAGAGATTATCAAAGAAGCAATTGTCAAACTTCAATCTAGAGTTTCTGATCTTGAGGCTCTACAATTAAAACCGACTCAATATAATTCGCTCCCTGTAGCTAAAGACAAAGAAATTCTAGAAATTTGGCATAGCTATCATACTGTTGCGGCTGGTTTGAGGCATGTTTATAACTTTGGTCGAAGTCATAGTTCAGTACAAGTAGATGATTCTTTTAATGTAGCTTCTGATTCAGGTCTTATGAGAATTTGGAACAAATATTCTGGAGATATTATAGATCCGCTAAGGGAAATTTATGATTTCGGTCGTAATGTTGGAATGAATTCTTCCAATGACTGACCACGATAAAGATCGACTATTTGGTAAAAATTTAACTGTTTATGGAGGTGATTCTAAAATGATTAAAATTGAAAGAAATTATGTTTTGACTCTTACTGAAAATCAAGCTAGAGAACTTTACCAGTTTCTCGACAATGAAAGAGATAAACTGACTCCAGATAAAGAATTGAAGCTTGTTTATAATGATCTTAAATCTATTTTTATTGATGCCTCGTATCGTCTATAAAGATAAAAATCTGGAATCGTCTGCAGTTTTCAACTTATCATTGATGTATTGATCGGAACCGGATTTATAGGTCATAATTTCTTCCATATCATTGAAGACTACATTCAGATATTCCGGTTTCAAAACATAAATGTTTCGTTTCGCATCTTCGATTGATAACTCATAATCATAATTTGACACTTCTTTTGTTATGACTTCATTCTGACCTCTTGTTATGTGAATGCCTAAACCAGCATCAAAAAAAGTAATCTTAAAATCTTTTTCCACAACCAAACCATTATTAACAATAATGTTACCTAAAGAATCTTGTATTCTTATTGTCTCATAATGATGAGTTGAGTATATATTCTCATAAGACAAATACTTTTCAAGCAAGTAATTATTGAATGTGTCTTGCCTCATCGGCCATTCATTAAAAACATTGACAATATTATTACTTAAAAGAATAACCCAATCTAGACTTTCATCTTCATAAAACTTATATGCAATTGAGTCTGGTCTTTCGTCTCCAATAATAGAATACTTTGTAAAGTAAGTAAGATTGCTTAAAATATCTTCACGAAGTTTACCCCTTCTGAATAAGTTCTTCATTAGAACATATTCAGAAATTTTTGCGTCTGGGTCTAAGCTATTGTAATTTAGATTTGGAAGTTGTCTAAAATAAAATGACATTTTAGTATCCTATTTCGTTTGTATTGATTGAAGATTTACCACCATCGAAATAATCTGTAGAATATAGGGGTTCTAGTTCTACAAATGTCATAGCAATTGAGTATGCCGTCATTGTTGAAAATTCATCATTAAACGTCATGTAAGAATTATTTGGCGTATAATTCGTTTGAAAATCTGTCAATGCACAAGGATTTTTAATTCTATTAAGTGATGGATGAATATCTTCTTTTATTTCTTTACCAACCTTTCTTTTTGTTTTATATTCAATATTAAACACATTAGGAGCCTTTAAGAATAAGTTTGATGGAGTTCTTCTTACGACCATTCCTTCTTTAAAGAATCTTATAATTCCTCTAACAATTTCTGCTTCTTTTCGATCTCTTGGATATAAGGTATAATTGAATGTAAATGTTCTTAGCTTAGGTGATGAAAAAAGTAATTCTATGTTATTATTAACAATTGCTCCTGATGTTCTAGATAGAAGATTATTCAAACCGACTGCTTGACCAGCCGCCCATTGTCTAAATGCTGGAACCAGTTCAGACTTATTTTTATCTAATTCCGCCATCAATTGATCATATGTGGCTCCAACCACATTTCCAATATTAGAAATATCAGAATTCATAACATTAAGAGAGAAAGCAACTCCCGCCATTTGTAATGGATTGATAGGCTCTTCGTTCCATGAGACTTGATTTGTATCGCTTATATTTTGTATTGGTAGTCTTACAGAACCTTTGATTGAATTGTAAGTTCTAGCTTTAAGAGATAGAACGCCAGCGGGGCGAGTGCCATATACAACTTGTTTGAATAATATAGAATCAAACTCACTTAAATTTTTTGTATTGGGATAAATGTAATTATCATAAACCTCTCTAATTCCAACTCCTTCTACATCTATAGGTCCCACCTCTTCAAGACTTGCGCCTCCAGTGGTCGTAGGGTCTGTTGGGGACGATGGATCTGGAGGATTTGTTTGTCCACTTGCGGTTCCTGTTGCTCCTGTAGTTGTAGAAGCAATATTTTTTGGTTTTGGAATTCCTAATTTATCAATAAGATCCTTTTTGTTTATCGCATAATAAGTATATCTTTCTTTATCAAGTTGATTAAACATGTCATCCAATCTTGCATTTAGAGCTGCAATTGCATCTGCTTCTGGTCTATCTGGATATAATCTTTTTGCTAAATTTGGAATACTTTTATCATCGTTAGGATACCATTCGAAATCTTTTTTCTTTGAATTACTTCCAACTATTTTGGAAGATTCAAATGTTGGATAAAAATCTCCAGGATACTTAAATTTAGCTCCACCGAACTCATCAATTTCTATTTCACCAATGATGACTTTATCTTTAGGATTTTTTGAGTTTTGTATTGGAATGGTATATTTTGCTTCTATCATTAGTATCTGTATATTGGTTTGAATGTTGGGATTCTAAGAACATCTTCCAGTTCTTGAGGTTTAATCTTAAATTTTAGACTGTGAATATGTTCAAACTTATAATTTCTTATTGGACTTTCAATGTAGCCGCCTGCTCTTTCCCAATGATAATTATATCCTCTATATCCCCAAGAATAAATACCAACAATAACAGTAACCGGATGAGCATCAAACCATTTCTTACGAGTTGTGGCATTATATATAAAAGTATAAATTCCACCAATCAACATCACTTCTTCGGTTCTTGATCTGGATAATCTATCCAGAAGTTTATCCATATAATAATCTGGAGAACCATTTGGATTTAATCCAGTTTTATTTCCAATATTAAAAGAATCTTTATAGTCATCAGCTAAAGATACAACCTTATTTTCACCAACATAAGTATTAAAGATTGATCTTAGAGTTTGAAATACTGCGGTTACTTTTTTTGCAGTTGCAGTTACAATTCTAGATTCTCTTTCCGCTTGAAGTTTTCTTTGTTGACTTCTCAGAAGTGGAACATATGTTTGTCTAACCGTTTTAGGAATTTTACTTCTTTTTGTCATATTTGAAGGTCTTTTTCGGTTATGATTTTAAATATGAACCCATTTTCTTCGCAGAAATTTTTAGCCGCAGTCCACTTCATTTGATTTTTTTCATAAGTAATACATTCATTTAGATAAGTATCACGTTTTTTTCTCTTAGAAGCTTTGGGTTTAATTGTTTGCTTATAAGGCTTTATTTCTACAATATACTTTTTGTTGACCTCATCAGATTCTTTAACCATTAAAATCAAATCAGGATAATATCTTCTAATCTTGTTTGTTAGATGATCATAATATTTAATATTTATTTCTTCAGATCCCCAAGACAATATGTTCTCTGTTAAATCACACCATTTAAATGCCTTCAATTCGTATGAAGATCTATAAACAATTTGATTTATGTTTCCGATATATTTTTGAGGATTTATAGGTTTATAAAAACCTTGAACGTATTCTTTACTCAACTAAATATAAATAGACACTTAGTTATTTATTCAATGTCTAACGACAGTTCTTACATACCCATCACATATCCGAAAAGTATTACTGATTTATATTCAAAGATTTTAAGACCCGCGCAAACTTCCATTTATCATGTTCAATTTAATTTGCCGAAGGAAGTAGACGCTTTTTTAAAATCTGATAAATCAAGGTTTGGAAATGGTAAGGATTTATCAAATGCTATAAATGATATTGGATTTACCTGCATTAATGCAAGTCTTCCTGGATCTTCATTACTTACTAATGAGGCTACAAATGATTTTTCTGGCGTCACAGAAAGATTTGCATATAGAAGATCTTATGATGATAGAGCGGATTTTACATTTATAGTGGATATTGATTATAGCGTCATTGAGATTTTTGAAGGCTGGATGAGATATATTTCTGGAGAAGGAGATACTAACTCTTCAAATGAATTAAAAGGAAACGTAACCTACAGGTTTAAATTTCCTGATGAATATCGTTCTAATATCTTTATAACTAAATTTGAAAGAACCCAGTTTGAAAAAGATCCCAAAAAAACAGACAGTTATAAAAGATTGATATACGAATTTATTAATAGCTTTCCAATTTCAATAAATTCTATGCCAGTTTCTTATGGAAGTAATGACTATCTCGCAGTAACAGTTTCATTTTCATATGTTCGTTACATTCAGACTAGGATCAACGTGGGAGCAGGAACACCTAGTCCATCTTCAAATAGACTATCCGTTATTCCATCTCGATAAATAGTAAAAAGTGATTAAAAATTATGCCCTTACCTAAAATTACAACCCCAACTTACGAGTTGACTCTTTCATCAAACAATAAAAAAATTAAATATAGACCATATCTAGTTAAAGAAGAGAAGATTTTATTACTTGCTCTTGAAAGTGAAGATTCTCAACAAATTACAAATGCAATTAAGGACGTTCTTCAAAACTGTGTTCTTACAAAAGATATTGAAATTGATACTCTTCCAATTTTCGATATTGAATATCTGTTCCTAAACATTCGATCAAAGTCCGTTGGAGAAGAAATCGATCTTGAGGTGACTTGTCCGGATGATAATGAAACCACAGTAAAAGTAAAAATTCACATTGATAGCATCAAGGCTCCTGTCAAACCTAAAAATTATTCAAACAAACTTAATGTTGACGATTCTATAACAATAGAATTTAAATATCCTTCATTGGATCAATTCATCAAAAATAATTTCACCATAAGTGCTGAAAATTCATATGATCAAAATCTACAAATGATTTCAGCTTGCGTTGATAAAATTTATACACAAGAAGAAGTTTGGCAGAGTGAAGATCTATCTAAAGATGAATTGATTGAATTTTTAGAAGATATGAATTCGGCTCAATTTGAAAAAATTAAACAGTTCTTTGAGTCAATGCCTAAACTTTCCCATAAATTCAAGGTCAAAAATCCAAAGACAAAAGTTGAAAACGATATTACACTGGAAGGGTTATCAAGTTTTTTCGCCTCGTGATGTGTTATAATGATTTAGAAAATTATTATAAGGTTAATTTCAGTTTCAGTCAATATCACAAGTGGTCATTGACTGAAATAGAAGATTTAATTCCATGGGAAAGAGATATCTATATAACTTTATTAAATAAACATCTTGAAGAAGAAGAACTAAAATCTAAAAGTATAACAAGTCAATGAAAAGAGATGTAAAAACCGCCAATGACTTCGCATCAGATCTAGGACTTAAAATGTCTGATGATCTATATGATGCTGCAGTGATGTGGTTTTTAAAGGGCAATCCTATTGATGATTCTGATTATGATAAATTCAATGAAGATGTTTATAATAACAGAATCGGAGAAGTTCATAAAAAGTTATTAAATAGGATTCAGACTTGGGCTAAAACTAATTCTTCAAAGACTTCGGTTGCATCTCCACCAAAACAAATAAAGAAGCCGAAAATAGTTGCTACAACAACTTTAATTCCAAAAAGTTCAATAACTGGAACTGTTAAATCCGGAAGAACTACTCTAAAACCCAAGATTACCCCAACAAAACTTTTTTGTGCTGCAACTTTAAACGGACCAAATATTGTTCCGTTCTCTTTACCATGGGATTTAGATTCAAATATATCCAAAGCTATACTTTCAAATATAGCCATAATTGATAAAAATCTAAAACTAATTCTAAAGTCTTTAGTTGATAAAAAGAAAATTGATGCTAAAATAGAAGAACAAAGAAGACTTGATGCGGAGAACGAAAGGCGTTCGAGAAGAGAATTCGATCTTGAACAACCCGTTCAAAGATTATCATCTTCTGCTTCTAGAATATTAACTCCAATTAAAGGAATTTTTGATAAAATTTCCAGATTCTTATTGTTCACATTTTTAGGTAAAGCATTTGGTGATGTAGTAAAGTGGATTTCTGATCCCAAGAATAAAGATAAAATTAAAACTATAGGTAAGTTTTTAAAGGATTGGTGGCCTGCATTACTTGGTTCTTATTTGATTTTTGGAACTGGATTGGCTGGATTCATTAGATCTATCACTTCCATTTTAGCAGCCGGATTGAAGTTCTTAATTAGAAGACCATTAAAAGCTGCAGCCATTGTTGGTGGAGTTGCTGCTGCTGGAGCTGCGGCTAATTATTTCTTTCAGAATAAAAAATCATCGCAAGCCAATAAACCTTCGACTCCCGATGCTACTCCAACAACACAAAAACTTCCAAAATATAATGCTGGTGGTAAAATATTAGCATCCAATTTAACATTAGGTCCCGATGGATTTGTTTCTGATGAAAGCGGAGTCAATATCACTGGAGCCGGGCCAGATACTCAATTGATCGCAGCCAGACCCGGCGAAATTGTTATGAACAAAGAGACCGTTGATGCCATTGGTGCCGATAAATTATTAGAATTAAATCGTAGATATGGAGGGCCGGGAGCAAATAGACCTTCATTTGTTGATAACATTCAGATGGCCGCTGGTGGTGGTATTGTTGGAAAAATGGCCTCCATGTTTTCTAATAAACCTCAACCACCAAAGACAGTAAAACCTATATCAATTAATTTGCCGGATCATAAACTTCCTGAAATGAAGTCGGCACTAGAATCAATAAAATACACAGAAGGAACTATCAAATCGAAAAATCCTTATGATACATTGTTCGGATTTGGATCAGCTCCAATAAGAAGAATGTCTGTTAAAGAATTAATTGACTTACAAACAAAAGATATTCTACCAAAACGACTTGGAGGGGGAAATGTCGGATTTCCTAAGAACTCAAGAGGAAATGTAATGTCTGCTGCATCCGGAGCATATCAATTTATGCCGGATACTTTAAGAATGTTGGTTAACAATAAGATCTTGAAGATGCACGATATTATGAATGAATCGAATCAAGATAAGGCTGCTAGTGAATTAATGAAACTTCGTGGTGTTTCATTAGGAGTATTAAGACGTGAGGGGATGAGTAAGAATGTTATGGATAAATTAGCCCCCGAGTGGGCATCATTTCCGACCTTATCTGGTGCAAGTTTTTATAATCAACCTGCCAAATCTCATAAGGAAATTCAAACGTTTTATAATCAAAATCTAAAAACAAAAATAACCAGTGATAAAAAGAAACTTGAAGTTAAACAACCTCAATCTAAAATGAAGTTTAACATCATTGATTTACCACCAATAACCCAACCATTAGTTAAACCAACTTCTTCAGTTGCAGCTCCAACTGATGTATCTTTATTCCCAAGTAGATCTCCTGAGAGAAGAGGTAAAACTATGAAAACTTATGGAATAGGTCCAAATTAAAAAATGGCAATAACCGCAACCAGTCTTCTACAATCCAAAAAATTATCAATAATTAAGATTACTCCTAAGTTTTTCAATCAGGTTGGTAGTATTAAGACGACTGTAATTTCGATTAAGAACATTATTGTTGATAAAAAATTATTAATTCAACCTAGACCAAAAAAAGATCTTCAATTATCATCTTCAAAGTTTTTCGGTCTGCGAAGAACATCACCTATAAGATTACCATCTATTATTCCAAATTTGGGTATTGAAGAGACATTAAAGCGTTTTATATTATTCACATTTTTTGGAAACGTTTTTCCAAAATTAATTCAATTTCTTCCAAAACTTAAAGGTGTTGTTGATGGAATTTCTGGTGCAACTAAATTTGTGTATGAATTTACAGGAAATTTCTTTAAGGGTGTTGTAGATGCTATTGATATCGGATATAAAGCTGCAACTGAAACTAAAAAATTTCTGAATAAAATTACAGGATCTAAATTCAAAGATAGTTTTGATAAGTTTGAAGATGGGCTAAAGACTTTCATTAATGGGGCTATTATTGCAGGAGGTCTTATAGGAGCTTCCGGATTAACAATGCCAAAATTATTTAAACCGAAGTTCAATATGGGAACTTCCATAAAAGGTGCTTATGGAAAGTCTGCATTTAATGATTACAAAGATTTAATGAAGAGTGGTAAAACACAATCTGAAGCCCTGAAAGAAATTCAAAAAAATTATACAAAAAGAGTTGGATTTGCTTCTTCTATATCAAAAGCATTTAGAAAAAGTCCAATTGGACGTGCAGCTAGATTTGCCAGAAGAGTTCCTATTATTGGTAAAGTTTTTTCTAGAGTTCCTATCATTGGAGCATTGATAGATTTTGTTATTTCTGTCATGAGTGGCGAAAGTGTTGGAAGAGCAGCCGCCAAAGCCGTTGGAGCTTCTGTTGGAGCCGCATTAGGAACACTCATTCCAATTCCTATTGCCGGAACAATTTTAGGTGGGGTTTTAGGTGATGTTGTCGGTGGAGCATTGTATGATACTTTAGCATCTAATTTCAACAAGCCTAAAAAGTACAAATCTGGAGGACTAATTAAAAGAAACGGGAAGATAATAAATGCTCCAATAAGAAGAAGTAAGCCAAAAACACCGGCTCAAAAGTTACAAACTGGAAGATATAATCCTCCAAAAACTTATGCTGGTAAAGATATTGGCGGGGAGAAAAAACTTTCTGAGTTGTTTAATGATCAAAAAGACCCAACTGTAAGAAGTCCGCTGAGATCTTTAAAAACCACTTCACAACTATTAAAGACTATCCCTCTATTTGGCGGTTTGATGGGAGCATCGGTTGATATTGCAATGGGTCAAAAACCAGATCCTAATATCTATATAAATTTTATCAATAACTTCAATGCTCTTATTCAAAATAATTCAAATAAAGAAGTAAACACTTCATTGAGTGAAGTTAATAGTTCTATTATGAGAATGGCGAGTGGTGGTGTTATTCCTAGAACAATGGCTGTAACACCAAGAGTTGATTCTGAAAGACTCGGACAAGTTATTTCTACGACATTTGCAACAATGTTGAATCAAAGAACAAATCAAATCTTCCAACAGATCATTAAGGAGATTTCTCTAAAATCACCTTTAATGAATCCAAGTGGAGATTATGGTCCTGGTGGGGGAGAAGCTGGCGGATATTCTCCACCGGAAGGAATAGAAAAAGATATATACGATTACTTAATATCTAAAGGGTTAAGTGATAATCATGCTCTTGGGATTATGGCTAATATTTTCAGAGAAAGTACATTTAAAATTGCAGAGATTAATAAAATTGGAGCCGCAGGACTTTTCCAATGGTTAAATACTACTAGCCCCAGAAGATCTAGAATGGAAGCTGCAGTTCCAGATTGGAAAAAAAACTGGAGGGGGCAAATTGATTATGCATTAAAAGAGCCAGATGAACCCGGTCCTCAATATTTGAAAACAAAATTCGCATCTCCTGAAGAAGCGGCGGATTGGTGGATGAAAAATTGGGAAAGACCTGAAGCGATAGTTCAAAATTCGACTGGTCCTAAAACCCACAGAGAATATTTAAGCGGAATAAAACAAAAAATAGATTCTATGAGTAAATCTGATAGTTATACTCCATTGAGTATTTCCGA